ACCTGTACCAGCAGGACCAAGGATTAAAACTTGCTTACTAGACTTGATAGCCTGTATAAGTTTATCTTGGTTCTCAGTTTTAGGTAGGATACCTGACACGGGTTTAGTAGAAGCTCCTTTGTAAGTTGTCTTACGTCGGGAACGTGACTGCTTTTTTGGAGGTTCGTTATCGTTCATTAAGATATTCCATTGCTCTTTTTGCGTTGTCGGATGAGTCGTTTAGAAGACCTATAGCGTTGTTACATCTTTGACATAACCAACCTCTAAAGTACTCACCTTCGTGGTGATGGTCAAGACACCAAGGATACCTGTCTGGCCTTTTGTAGCTAGTCAGATCTTCCTTACTTCTTAGGCAGATTGGACAATTATAGTCTTCAGGAGGTTTTGGAGTTGTCTGGTGGAGTACTTGCAACACCCTAGCATTATGGGCTGAACACTTCTTACAAGTAGTATGTCGGTAGTTTCCGCCTGAGGCCATACCGTACGCTTCAGGCGGTAAGGATTTTTCACACTTTTTACAAGCTGAGAGTGTGTCCGATTTAAAAGTCTCTACTACTTTAAACAGACTAAGTTGCACATCAGTATTCCTTCTTACTGATAAACTCCGCAAGTTCTTCTAGTTCACGATACCCACCTACAAGATTACCATTAGCAGCAAAAACTTGAGGTACTGTTTTAATGTTTGCCTCTTTCAGAAGAGCTAGAACCCATTTGCTAGAACCTTCTTCAATATTATAAGTAGTGAAAGAGATCCCCCGTTCTTTTAATAACGCCTTAGCCATGTCGCAGTACTTGCAGTTATTACGGGTAATTATAGTGTACATTGTGATCCCTCGTGTAATTAAAGTCGTGAGCCTTTTTAGTACGTACTCAGGTACATCATTTACTCTGCGGGTTTCACAAAGTCTATAGCCTGATTTACTACAGGCTGAGCGAAGTCAGAGACTACACCCACTGCAGGCAACACGGCTTCTTCAAAGATGCCAATGCCTACGATAGCTGTGGCTATAAATAATACTGCTTCAAACATAATGTTTTCCTTTCTTTATTAGAGTTAAAACCACCACCCCAGCTTAGCGCCGTTATGGATGATGATCATGAAGCAGGTGGCCACATGGACCACCCACCAGAACGTACGAATGATGGCTACTGTGTCTGCTTGCGCATCCGTTTCACCAACTTTCTCACCTAAGCTCTTTGCCCAGATTCTCCACATTAGACAAGATCAACAATTTCACATGAGTCACCAGAACAGGCTAGTGTCTGACTACCAGATGTGTTGTCTTCACTCTCATATTCTGAAAGCTTAGCCCAGTCAATTCGCTTAGGCATCTTGTCTAGCATCTCTTGGTATGTTGCTTCGTCACAATCTTGATAAGGTGCTTGCTGGTACGTATGTTCGTTAAACGGTAGGAACGATACGCCCGACATCTCATCAAAGTGCTTGTACACGAAGGCACCAACCTCTAACCACTCTTCTGACTTAACATTGATAGTCACAGATGGTTTGTGTTCACACCAGTTACGTTGGTACATGAGCCACATCTCTAGCTGCTCAATAGCTGTCATGTCCGCAGTACACGTAGCGCCTACTGGAGCTTTCTGCGGGAAGCTAAACACTGTAGTCTGGTCTGGCTTGAACGCATCTGGCTCGTTAGGGATACCCTGATCCACCATAAACTGTGTTAGGGGATCTTTGTTGTCACCACGGACGGTGCGGATGTAAAAAGGGCTGTGTCTTGCATGAATCCCGCTGGAACTGTCAACAAGCTGTGAAACCGTGCCACTTGGTTTGACGCAAGATATAGCAGCAGCAACAGGGATACCGAGAATACCAGCCCAGTGTGCATTGGTATCAACAGCAATCTTTTTAAGATGTGCAAGAGTCTTATCCAGTCCGTTGTTCTTCAGGGTCATCAATGGGTTGTCCATGATACCTGTCAGAGACACACCCAGTAGACGCTCTTCTGCTGTGTTGTCAGTCCACTGCTTACGTAAGTACGGGAACTTGATGTAGGTACTCTGAATAGTGCCAAGGATTGTGGCTAGACGTACCTTCTCTGCCAACGTGTCCAAGGTATCCGTAGCTCGTACCACACACTCGGTAAGGTTACAGAACTGGCTTGGGCGCAAAATTATCTCGCTGCACGGGTTGGTCCCGAACTCATAATCTGCATCACGACGACCATTCAGTGCTGCCTGCTTCTTAGATGCTTCACGGTTAAAGATACCACGTTCACCTGAACCTGATTCAACCAAGGCCATCCACTCTTTCATGAAGGACAAGTTGTCTGGTTTTTCTGTGTAGCTTACGGAGTTATTAGCCAATGCACGTTGCGGGTTGTTTTCCCACCATGCGCCTGACTTGGCTGAACGCATACGGTCATCTGACAAATTACTCAATGAAATCATAGCACTACGGCGTACACCACCGACGACCACTACTTCACCGATCTTACACATGATGTCGTGACACTCTACAGAGTTAAGCTTACGACCCGCAGCCTTCTTGAAGGTAGCAATAGTGAAGTTGAACAAGTCAACCAAAGGTGCTGGACCAGACGCACGACCACCGAAAGTCTTAAGAGGTGCACCAGCAGGGCGTACCTTGGACACATCCCACGTAGGAATCTCACCGCTATACAGGAGTGCAATAAGTTGACGCAGAGACTTAGCCCAACCCTCTTTACTGTCCTTAACTACGATATTGGTCTCGCTATCGAAGAGTTGGGGGACTTCGGGGAGCTTAGTGATGGACTGACGCTCAACACTGAAGCCGACGCCAGTACCACAGAGCAGGATGAACATAGCCTCATCGAAGGACTTAAGGTCATCTACGGCTAAGTAAGAACAATTATACATACACGTATTGTCTCTTTCGGCGGCTGGACCGCTTGTCATGAGTGATCGCATACTGGGCATCACTTCTAGACCAAGGATAGCTTCCTCAAGCTGACGTTTAGTAGCTGGGTCAACCATGTCGCGGATAGTGTTTACAGAGAAACGTGTCACTGTATCTTCCCACGACTCACGGCCTGTGTCTTCATAGTACTTAGCGTAGCGTGATTTGTGGATGAAGGATTGGTAGTCTGTTGGTAGGTGGTTGCTTATCATTTCATAGCCTTATCAAATAGGTTCATTATTAATTCTTGCGAGTAATTCTCTCTACTCACCGATTGTCACCAGAGCCTTGCAGTTTCCCACGTTGCTGCCGACTGTTCAGTTTCTCTACGTTAAGGTTTGCTACTTCTTGTAGAGAACCTCCGTAGAAGTTAGCTAGTGCCGTTACATAGAACAGTACGTCGCCTAGTTCTTTCATTATCTCAGTCTTGTCGATGTTGGCACCGTCTCGAAGAACTTTCTTAGTTTTCTCCGCTACCTCGCCTGCTTCACCTACAAGGCCAAGAGTGTTCTCGACTTGGCGGGTCTTACCCTTAGTAAGCATCTTGCCTTCAACCCAAGCACTATAAACAGCCATTGGATTCTTAGGTGTTCCGTCTCCTTCAAACATATCAAAGTAGCCTAGTACTTCTAGGTCTCGTTCAGTGATCATGGTCTTTCCTTTACTGCTAGGTTTTCTACTTCTACATCGTCTACATCATAGAAAGTATCTACAATTAGATCGTGTACGTCTTCTTCATGTGCGTCATCGTACGACCCCAAGATGTTATTGTTTTTAGAAACTGTTAGGACAAACGTGGCACTGAAAGTCTTATCTTTCATTGGTGTTTCTCCGCTAAGGCTTCATTCATCTTGTTCAAGTACCATGCTGCTTTCTTCATGTCTTCAACAGGGTTTCTCTTTAGACGATACCTGTGCTGGTACTTTATGACATTGCCGTGGCAGTAGGCAATAAAACCGTCTAAGCCTACCACTTGTTTAATGTAGTCAATACACTCGACACCACCCATATTGTAGTGTGCTGGGCGATCTACAGGGTCATACCCTTCTGTAATTGGAGGTTCTTCTCTCATGCGTTACCTACTGTTTTGGTGAAGCGGTTAAGTTTTATCACGTTAGAAGGTTTTTCTACTTCATCTGGTATATCCGTGTCAACGTCTGTACCAAGAGTAGACCTTAATAACTCGTCGCGATACTCTTCTACTTCCTCTAATACTTCAGGATTGTCTTCGGCATAGGCGAGGAAAGCGTTGAGTAGAGTTATTACGGCTATCATGTGTCTTTGGATCTCTAAGGGTACTGAATCATTTTCACCCATAGTGATTCCAGAGGCTATTTCACCTTCCCACTCACCATCCTCAGCTAAGACTGGTTTGATAACTAAAGCAAACTCATTTTCTTTAATGGTGTAACTCACTTATCTTTCCTTTCCCACTTAAGTTTGATTCTAGCTTTATCGCAAGGCTTT